CAATGGAAGTATGGGTTAGAAAAGAATATCTAACAGATCATCAAAGTGGTCATGGTGAATTCGTAAAGGGCGTTTGGGTTTCGGTTAAGTCGATTCCCGGACGCGCTTTTTATTTTGAGACTTATTTGCCAGAATATGCGGCAATGTACGACAAATTGCCTATCAGTGCCTTTGTATCGGACCCTGAGACCCCTTCTCCTGATATGAACCTACCAAACCTCCAGTTTTGGAATTGTATGGACTACGGGGTCGTCTCGGTGGACAAGAAATTTATCGGTTCGATGGACTTTGAGTGTTATACAAGAGACCATGGCATCGTAAAGGGAACTTATGTATGTACAATTGACAACTATCATCACGATCCAGACTATGTTGACTGGGCAACAAGTGAAAATCCTGCCGAACATAAGTCACATAACCTGATTGAACTTGAAAATGGGCAGTATGCACTGTATCCAAACAATAGATTACGTATTTTTGACAATAGTTTGACTCCAGTTAACCCTAAAATGCCAGATTTTAAGGTTTCGACACAATATTATCAGGTTGAAAATGGTAATGATCGTCTTGGAATGGGTAGAGAGGATGAATATTTTTGGAAAACTGCAAAAGAACGTGAAGAAACAACCGAAGAAGGCGAAAATAAATAGAAAAAGGGATAGCAACCCCTCAAAAAGTTCTGATTTCATCAGTCGGAGCAAAAATGGCAAACTCACCTGTGGACAGAAACGTAGATTATATGAGAAAAATGTGGGGAACCGAATCTTTAGTCACTGATTACAACGCAAAACTCGAAAAATCGAATAAAAAAGTGATTAGTGAGGTAATGCACGATACTGCACCTCGTCATGACTTTAAAAAACAGTCAGAATTGCACGAAAAAATTCGCAATGATGAGGATTATGATGATTGGGAGTATGGTACAGAACCATTCTACGGTTGATTCTGGAATTGGGTATAAATAAAGTCAGAAAACTCTAGTCAAAATGGCAATTCGAAAGATATCTAAGTCTTTCAAAGACATTAGTTTATCATTTCAACCGCACCCCATAACAAAAGACCTGCAAGTTTTAAAAAATGAAGCAGCGATACGCAGGTCTGTGCGAAATATTGTCATGACAATACCCACTGAACGTTTTTTTGATTCTTCAATTGGTTCTGATGTTGGTGGAAGTTTGTTTGATTTCGTAGATTTTGGTACAGCATCGGTAATAAATGACCAAATAAGAACATCAATCAATAATTTTGAGCCCAGAGTCGATAATCTTCAGATAGAAGTGCGACCATATCCAGATCAAAATGCATTTGATGTTACTGTAATCTTTGATATCGTTGGTCAAGAGTTTCCAACACAAGAATATTCATTCCTATTAGAGGCAACAAGATAATATGCCTTTTACAAAATTCACAAATCTGGATTTTGACCAGATAAAGACATCGATTAAAGATTATTTGAGATCAAATTCTGATTTTTCAGACTTTGATTTTGAAGGATCTAATTTTTCGGTTTTAATTGATACGTTAGCTTATAATACGTATATAAATTCATTTAACTCTAATATGATAGTTAATGAATCCTTTTTGGATTCTGCAACTCTTAGAGAAAATGTGGTATCTCTGGCAAGAAATATTGGATATGTGCCTAGATCGAAAACGGCATCCAGTACAGAAGTTACATTTACTCTAACAATTCTATCTAATAAGAGTTCTGTGACCCTCAAGAGGGGTTTAGTTTGTGTTGGCGAAGTGAGTGATACCTCTTACGTTTTCTCAATCCCTGAGGACGTTACAGTATCCGTTGAAGGGGGTGAGGCAACATTCGAAAGATTAAAAATATATCAAGGATTGTTTTTAACCAAACAATTTGTTGTTGATGCTTCTCTCAATCAAAAATTCATTCTAAACAATTCAGGTGTAGATACATCATTATTAAAAGTTTATGTAAATGAAGATGATGATGCGATTGAAACAGGAGCTTTAGGGAACGAATATTATCCACTTGATAATATTGTACGTACAGATTCAACATCTCCTATCTATCTGATACAAGAGATTCAAGATGAAAAATATGAATTAATGTTTGGAGATGGAATTATTGGCAAAAAAATTGCAAATAATGGAGTCATTACTGTCAATTATATTACAACCGACGGAAAAGATGGAAACGGAGCATCCCGTTTTTCTTTTGCCGGTACAATTGTCGATACAAGTCAAGATCAAAATATACTGCAGATAACAGATATCAGATTTTTGAATGAAGATCAAATATCCCCATCAAAAAATGGTGGAGATATTGAATCTTTAGAATCAATTAAAACTTATGCCCCAAAACTCTATTCTTCGCAGAATAGAGCAGTAACATCAAATGATTATGAAAATTTGATCAAAAAAATATATCCAAATACAGAGTCTGTATCTGTTGTTGGCGGAGAAGAGTTGGATCCGCCACAATATGGAAATGTTCAAATATCAATAAAACCGAAAAATGGTTTCTTTGTTTCAGATTTTGATAAGACTAGAATTTTAACAGACTTAAAAAAATATTCAATTTCAGGAATTAATCAAAAAATAATTGATCTTAAAGTGCTTTATGTAGAAATAGATTCTTCAATTTATTACGATGATTCGAAAGTATCAACTAGAGATTCATTACAAACTCAAATTTTAGCATCATTATCATCTTATGCAAACAGTTTGGATTTAAATAAATTTGGTGGAAGATTCAAATACAGTAAAGTTTTGGGAATTATTGATTCTACAAATGTTGCAGTAACATCAAATATAACAAAAGTAAAGATAAGACGAAACTTAAACGCATTTGTAAATCAACAGGCACAATATGAATTATGTTTTGGAAATAGATTTCATGTGAATTCTAATGGATTTAATATTAAGTCCAGTGGATTTACTATTTCTGGAGAACCTTCTACAGTATATCTTACTGATGTACCAAATGAAGATGGTAAAACGGGAATTATATCTATTATTAAAATTCTTTCTACCGGAGAAATACGAATTATTGCAACATCTGCGGGAACGGTTGATTATATTAAAGGTGAAATTAATTTGACTACAGTCAACATAACTTCTACCGTAAAACCGAATAATATTATAGAGATAGAAGCAATACCAGAATCAAACGATATTGTTGGATTGAGAGATTTGTATATCAATTTTGACATCTCAAAAAGTAAAATAAATATGGTAAAGGATGTTATATCTTCTGGAGAAGAAGTTTCCGGATCTACATTTGTTCGGGACGCTTATACTTCAAGTTATTCAAACGGCACACTAATTAGAGAGTAATATGATAACGACTGGGATTGAATCTAGAGTAAAGATTCAAGATATTGTTTCCAATCAAGTACCATCATTTATTTCGGATGAGAATCCGAAATTTATTGATTTTTTAAAAACATATTATACCTCTCAGGAATATCAGGGTGGTCCTACAGACTTATCGGATAATTTAGATCAATATTT